CCTAACCTTTCGCCAGGCACTCATGTCGGGAGTATTGCCTGTGGGAACTTGCTTTACGAAATCGCGATATCCTCGCGCATCGACATGGGAGACATTATGGCACACGAACAATTTAAAGAAAAGAGGCGCGCTAACCCAGTCCTAAAGCACGGGGTTTGCGCGTGTCCAAGGGATCAAAGCATCCATCTTCTACTTATCTCTTCTTTCGATCAGCCTTTCAATAGTCTGAATGTATCTCTCTTCTAAAGTACACAGTCTCCCATGAAACTCTTTAGATTCTGCTTCCCATCTACGAGCGTCGGCTCGCGCTTCTGATCTATTCCAAAAGAACATCGGAAGAGTCCAAGCTGCGTTCCCCAAAATAATTCCTAAAACATGTGACCATTCCATTATCTTTCTCCTTCTACTCCGGCAACCAATTTTCGTCTAAAACCTGTTCTTTCACAAACGGACACTCGCTCGGAAAGTCTTTAAGAAAAGCTGGGCATTCCCCCATTCATAAAAGTCTTTGTCGTATGACACTTCTCGAATGCTCATACATACCTCCTATTTGTATATAAATATGCCAAAACTCACCTATTCCACGTAAGTCCTAATCATTATTTTAATCTCTTTCAACAAATGTCTCTGTCAAGTAAATTCTTTTTTAGACACACAATCCTCAGGAGTCCTTATGTCAGCCCCATCTAATCCAGGCGCAGAAGTCTATACCCAGTCCTTTGGAAGCGCTTCTCTTAGCGCTCTAGGCATCATTCCGGTATTGGCGACCTACGCGCCCGCTAGCAGCAACATCCAAGGCCCATCAGGCCCCTTTAAATTGGGCCAGATCTGGATAAACACTTCTAACGGCAATATCTATCAGCTGGGCGCCCTCTCTTCATCTGGGGGCAAAGTAACCGCTACCTGGACTCAGAGCGGCGCTGGCACAGGGATTCTGATTGAATTGACTCCTGGTGCAGGAACTTCCCCTGTCTTTCCTGTAGCGGGCAATATTAGCATCCTAGGAACTGCAAATCAGATTACCACCACAGGTACGGCCGGTACGGTCGCCATTTCATTGCCATCGGCAATAACAGCCCCAGGTTCATTAGCAACCACTACCACCCTAACCGCAGGCACTGGCCTCACAGCAACCACCGGAGCAATCACCGCCGCCAACGGAAATCTGGTATTAGGTACAGCTGGCAACAAGATCGTCAGCACCAGCGTAGGAACCACAAGCGCAGCAGGTGCCAACTCTTTTGGATCGGTCGCTTTAGCGGCAGGCGCTGCAACGGTTTCGACTACAGCCGTTACAGCAAATTCTCTAATTATTTTATGGAGACAATCGATCGGCGCTACTGGCTCAGCTGCTTTGGGACTACCTACCGTAGGCACTATTACAGCAGGCACCTCTTTTTCGATCGGGTCACTAAGCGAAACTAACGCAACTGCACTTGTTGCAACTGATGTATCTATAATCGGTTGGATGATAATTAACTAACGAGGCTTACTTTGAGCAATAGTCAAACTGTACAAGTCGAACCTCTACGTTCTTTAGCTGAGGGTAGCATTACTACCAGCTATGCGGCCGTGGGAACGCCATTTCTTAATCCCATCCGGATCATGTGTATCACCAACAATACGGATGGTGATATGATCTTCAGTATAGATGGAGTTAATGCCCATTTTTTCCTTCCCAAATCATCCTTTCGTCTCTATGACTTCACCACTAATAAGAAACTAGTCGATCAACTCTTTGCCATCAGTCAAGGCGTGCAAATCTATGTAAAATATAGCACAATGCCATCGACCGGTTCGGTCTATGTTGAGGCAATCTATGGAAGTACTCCAAATCCAAAACCAGGCGGTCTATGACAGATCAGGAAAAATTTGATTTTTTGGACAAAAAAATTGCCGCATTCGCCAACAGGATAGCTCGACTAGAAGCTTCTTTAGATGCTTCCAAGCAACAAATCGAACAATTCTCATCCCTTCGACAGGATTTCCAGGCTGAACAAACCAAAACATCTGAATCTCATGCGTCACTCGTTTCAATGTTTGCCGCGAGGGATTCTAAAAGAACCCAAGATCATAATTTTTCCGTTGAAAATCGATTAAGGATTGATGAACTCGAGAAGTTCATCAAGTCTTTCGAATCATTAATGTCTTCTAGATTTCTTTCTCACAACCAATCCATTCATGATTTGGCTTTCGTTTTAAAAGAAATAGAAAAAGATGTTGTGAAAAAACAAGACCTGGATTCTTTGAAGATTCAACATGAAGAAAGGATTTCCTCTGCCGAATCCAACCTACGTTCTGCTAGATCCAATCACGAAAGTCTCAGTGGTAAAGTCTCCGAATTTATTACCCATTTATCCAACGACATTGTGAACTTACGAAAAGAACATGCCGAATTTATTAAAACCATCCAATCGTCTTTTTCTAACTCTTTATCCGATGTGAATAAGAAAATCACAGATATGGGACGAGAAAACTCATCTAGACTATATCTAGTCAACACACTGATAGAATCATTATCTAAAGAGTTTGATCAGAAGCTAGTCTCATCCCCATCCTCACTTGGTGCGGCTAAAGAGGAGATCTATCAAAAGTTCAAGATCGCGGAGCTAGATGCTTCTAATTCCCTATTGAAGTCTCAGAACAATGAACAGCACATAAAGATCTTAGAAAGGAAGTTGGAAAGCGCTTTGCTTCTAATCAAGAAATTTGAGCTGAACCAATAGGGGGCTCGTGAGTCAATCAGGCCCACTAAACATCCTGAACTCGGGTGACACAGTCACCTCAGCGACTGGTGTATCTCCTATTCTGGTTAATGGCGTCTCAGGAGTTGCTGAAACCGGCGCGATCACTATTTCTATTGCGTCGGGCGGCGACGTTGTCTCAATTACCGCGACTGCCCCTATTACCGCGAATGGAGTTTCTGGAACGCCGGAGGGTGGAACGGTTACAGTGGCTCTCACTACACCTGTCTCCGCGGCCTATGGAGGAACAGGAGCTGCTACTCTTACTGGGGTGTTGATTGGGAATGGGACGAGTGCCGTTACCGGCAATGCGATTACTCAGCATGATGTTCTTGTAGGGGGAGCGAGTAATGCGATTACATCCGTTTCTCCATCGACATCGGGATTTGTCCTGACATCCAACGGAGTGGGAAGCGATCCTTCATTTCAGGCTGCGAGTCCTTCTGGTGCAGTTACCACCCTTGATGGAAATTCTGGGAGCGCTAGTCCATCCGCAGGGGTAATAACAATCAGCGGTGGGAGCACCGGACTAACTACTTCCGCCTCCGCATCCACTATGAACCTTACGGGAACTTTGATCTTGGCTAATGGGGGTACAAGTGCGTCTCTAACAGCTTCCAACGGGGGAATATTCTATTCTACAGCGACAACGGGCGCTATCCTAGCTGGAACAGCCACCGCCAGGCAGATGCTACAGTCTGGCTCTTCTACGACACCAGCTTGGTCCACGGCAACCTATCCCGCCGCGACTACCGTTAACCAGATTCTGTACAGCTCTTCGTCTAACGTAATCGCTGGGCTTGCGACGGCGGTGCAGGGGGTTTTGACAACAGGGACGGGGGGTATTCCTGTCATCACTTCATTGGCCGCTAATGGACAGCTTATCATAGGATCGACCGCTGGAGCGCCAGCAGCCGCTACCCTTACAGCTGGCGTAGGCATATCAATTGTTAACGGGTCTAACAGCATCACAATCGCGGCCGCTGGGTCAGAAATGGTGTGGACCGATGAGGCTATCAGCTTCAATGCGGCGGCTGGAAATGGATATTTTGTTACGGCGGCCGCTACAGCAACATTGCCAGCCTCCCCTACTCAAGGAACCGAAATCGCATTTGCGGTTGACAATGACGCCGCTATATTGACAATACAAGCAAACACAGGACAGATCATTAGAGTGGGTACTGCCGTATCTGCTTCGGCGGGAACGGGTGTAAGCAACAAAAACGGAGACTCAATATGGCTGATTTTCAGAAGTTCAGACAATTCGTGGATCGCTGTCGGGGCGCCGCAAGGGACGTGGACTATTACATGATGAGGACAAGATGGGTTTAACCGCAGCAACAGTTCAGTATTTTAACCTAGTGGGATTGATCTGATGCCAGCAACACCCGCAAACGCAATCAATGAGTCTGGGGCCAGCGGTCTGGTTAATTTTGACGGCACAGCTACCTTTAGCACGACACCCGCTGCTATTTACAACGTTGTCTCTGGTGCTGGTGCGAATACTATCCACAATATCGTGCCTACCGCAACCTCTGGCGTACCTATTATTTCGCAAGGAAGCGCGGCTCAGCCTATTTTTGGTACAGCTGTAGTTTCGGGGGGTGGCACGGGAGCGGCGTCTTTCACCGCCTATGCGCCGCTTTGCGGAGGGACCACAACTACGGGGATATTGCAGAGCGCCGCAACTGGAATCGGAACGTCGGGGACAGTTTTGACGAGCAATGGCGCTGCGGCTCTCCCTTCATTCCAGGCGCTGAGCGGTTTGGCGGTCACATCGATTACCGGAACCGCAAACCAGATCTCTGCGAGCGCAAGCACGGGTGCGGTTACCCTTTCAATTCCGACAACGGTGGCGATTGGAACGTCCAACACAGTGTCTACCTCTACGCAAATCACCCACAACGCAACAGCGGCTTACAATACTAGTCTTGTCGGTACTCAAACCTCGTTAGACGTAAACAGTATTCAGCTGGGCCTAAATATCAGTAACATCTTCCAGCCAGCCAGCGATTCCACCTATTCCGCAGCTGTTTCTATTTCCGCAGATATGGCACCAGCTTCTGGCAGAACGATTTCAACTAGCTTTGGGATTCTAGTGAATCCGACATTTGGAAATAGCGGAACAGTGGATTCGTATTACGGCGTGTATACCAATTTTGCCAACGGAACCACCGGATCATTGACCTCTATCTACGGCGGATTTTTCAGTAACCCTTCGTACGGATCGGGAATTAATGTCGCCCTCTACTCCGATGATGTTTCTGTAGGGTATGAAAGCGCCGCCCCAACGAATGGGTTGATCGTTAGCGGCATCTCTGGATTTGGAACGTCATCGCCCAATTCGGTTTCTCAAGTAACAGTCTCGTCGACATTGGCATTCAATATTTTAATGAATGGGATTCAGGCCGCTACGGATTCTGGAAATTCCGGTGGGTTAACCGTGGGCCTGAACGTCTCTCCCACATTCCGACCGACTCCTGGAGCGGGAAATGCCATTGGTTTGTACAGCTCATGCACATTCGCCGCTCTGACCTCTAAGACTATTTCTACAGCAGCAGCGATGTTGATTTATAACAATTATGGTGGAAACGCCGGAACGATTACAACTGCATATGGAATTTTTGTAAATACTGGAGGCGCCGGAGCGGGGACAATCACCACATCGTACGGTTTATATTGTAGCGCCCCAACAGCTGGATCTACTAAAATTGCGATGTACACTGATAATCTTGCTGTAGGATATGCAGGTGTCGCTCCACCCAGCTCTGGAATGATCGTTAGCGGTCAGGTTGGTATTGGAACATCTGCACCAAATTCAGGCGCCGTTCTTCATATCCAAGGAACTGTTAATAATCAGTACGCCTATCCTCTACTGGTTAATACGAATTTAACTCCATCAGGAGCAGGCGGTCAACAATTCGCGATCGCTAGCGAGCCAAAGTTTATAGCGGCCAGCGCCCAAACCATTACCGCAGCTTGTGGACTGTATGTATTCAACACAGTAAGCAGCAATGTCGGGACTATCTCCACTTTATATGGGATTTTGATAGACACAACTAGTTCAGGAGCCGGAACCATTACAAACGCATATGGGCTATACTGCAATACTCCTATCTGCGCTACCAACAACTATTGCGCATATTTCCAGGGAAATGTAGGAATTGGAACGCCGTCTCCAACATACGCTATCCACGTTGTAGGAACGCAGGGATCGACCACCTCAACCCTATGGACGCTGATTTCCGATGCCGCGATCAAAAAAGACATAGAGAACGTAGAAGAAGCTCTCCCGATCATCAACTCACTTATACCTAGAAAATTCAGGTATACACAGGAGTGGTTTGACAACCACGACGGCCATCCCGAAGACAAGATTTACTACGGGTTAGTAGCTCAGGAAGTAGAAAAGGTGATTCCATCGTGCATTCCTGTGCGCCGTCAAACTGTAGGTAATCGCACGGGCTTGAAATCGCTGGACATGCACAACATCAACATCCTGCTCATTAAGGCCGTCCAAGAACTTAGCGCAGAAATCAAAGAACTAAAAGGAAAAATATGCCAGACCCAACTTTTATAAATGACGCTGTTTTTGTGTCTGTCTATAACAATTACAGTACTTATTTAGGGTACATGCAACAGTGGGCAAATTCTGTGTCTCTGGTCGGTCAGCAGATACAAAATGATCCTAACTTCGCCGTCGGATTGCTTCCCTCAGAACAACAGGGCGTGCAAACGGCTGTAACTGCGGCGAAAGCATTCTTGAAAGCCGTCCCGATAACTCTCTTAACACCAATCTAAAAAGGATAAAGAATGAAAAAAATCTTAGAAATCACCGAAGAAGTAGAAAAACACCTGATCGCCGTTTTCGATGCCGCCCTCAAAAGCGGAGGAATGAATCTTTTACCATCCATCGATCGGATCAGATCCCTTATCGTTCAACAACAAGACCCAGGGCAAAAATGACCTACCCCACCCCAACCAACAACTATGCAGTTTCAGTAGGAGCGGCCTCAACCGCTCCTTTTATCACGATCATCGAGAACCGTGCTCCTACGGGTAACGATGGGCCTACTCAGCATTATCTCGTTGGCCAGAGGTGGATTGATACATCAACTAATAGCAACGAATATTTCTTGCTTAACTACACCTCCTTAGGGGGTGTAGTTCAGGCCAACTGGGTTCAAATCGCAGGTGGATCTAATCAGATCATCAACATTGACGGAGACACAGGTTCAATCACTGGATCTACTGTGACAATCTACGCAAACAATGCTGCCCTGAACTGTGGAGAATCTGTTTCTTTTGTTAATTCTGGAACGGTTTCTACGCTCAATGTAACCGATGTGAATAATAATACTATTATCGGGAAGGGCTCTGGTAAATCGGGAATGACAGGGACTCTAAACACTTGCCTGGGATACTTATCGGGATCTTCTCTAACTGGCGGTAATTACAATATTTTAATCGGAAATCTGTCAGGGAACAATCTAACAACAACCGAAACCGGAAATATCTTAGTTAACAACGCGGGGGTCAACGCAGAAAGCCATACAATCCGCATTGGAACACAGGGATCTACCGGTTCGGAACAGAACGCATGTTACATCGCGGGTATCTATGGAAATTCACCCGCAGCACCACAAATGGCCACGGTTAATTCAACAGGTCAAATGGGGAGCCAAGCAATTCCCGCTTTGAATCTAGTTCAAACCGTAACTGGATCGGGATCAGCTTCACTTTCTGTAACTTCTGGACTATCTTATAAGATATTGTTCATGGAATTCTCCGTTCTTGTTGGAACCGCAGGGGCTAACATACTATTGCAAACATCCACTAATGGAGGATCGACATGGACAACGACAGGTTATGCATCCGGAGTAAATTCTAATCCTTATAATTCAGCCGCCATTACTAACACCAATGCAACTTCTGGAATTATTGTAGTTCCGGATGCGCCTACAACTGGTGGATGTTCCGGATATGCATGGGCTATGGATTTCTCAAACGCCGGTGGAGTAACAAAATTTAACGGTCAATCCACTTATGATGATAATGCGAGCGGGACTTGGTCATTTGCATCTTTTGGTGGGCAAAACCCTGCATCGGGAGTAAATGCAATAAGACTTATTGCGTCCACTGGAACTATTACCGGGTCATTTTCAGTGTATGGATTAACAAACTAGTAGATTCTTGATCCAATGGAGTACATCGGATGGTCTTTCTCCATTTTCTTATCCTTGTGATGGCCATCATATTTGTGGTATCACTTCTGCTTTACTGCCTCCCCTACGATGAAGATACGCCCTAAATGTACAAGAAAATCCCCTTTCTTAGTTGTCCGACCTACCTTCTGTTGCCCAAAATGTAAGATCCATTTCTCCAAAAAAAGATTCACGGTCCTTTGGCATGACGTCGTTGAGTGCTCTGATTGCGGACACATCTGGGTTGCACTTAGCTACGACGAGCTCAAGAAATACCTTTAAATGGCCTAGGGTTCATTATCTCGGTTAAATCGACCTCGGACAAGGGTCAAATGGCGTTAAGCGATCCTAGGCCAAAAGAAATGTGCTAGAGTTTTTTACGGATTATCTTTAGTCTGGTCTAGAAAAAGAGAAGCCACTGCAGGAACAGTGGCCTCAAGGTCTTCGCTGGTTGTGAAGATCTTAAATCATACCTAAGATCGAATTTAAGTACATCTTAAGAAAAGATTTGATAAGAGGCAAACATTCCTGCAGCGGCTCCTAAACCATAGGAGTTTCCCATGCAAAATCCACCCCGTGACTTTAAAGGAATCTGGATCTCAAAAGAGATTTGGCTCCATCCCGAACTATCAATCGAAGAAAAGGTTCTACTCGCAGAAATCCATAGTCTTGATGGAGAAGATGGATGCTTCGCCTCAAATGAATATTTCATGAAATTCTTTGGATGGAAGAAAAGGAATCTCCAAGATCGACTATCGCGTCTCAAGAAATTAGGCTTCATACAACAAGAAAGTTTCGATGGCCGTACGAGAATATTAAGATCTTATGCAAAAACTACATATGAAAAATTTAGCACCTCACAGGTGCAAAATCCTGCACCTCCGAGATGCAAAATCCTGCACCCCTCGCTCATAGGGAAGCCCATAGAGCGGGAGAACAAAGAGGAGAACAAAGATAAGATTCCTCCTCCTCCCTCCTCATCATCCCCCGCAAAAGAGGAACAACCCACAAAAGAGGAGGAGGAGGAACTTTCCATTCGATTAAAAGAGAGACCCAAAGAATATCCTCCAGTAAAATGTTTGGATAAGTGGAAGAGAGCGGCCCTTGAGAAGATCCGAAAGGACTCTGTGGCAAAGAAAGTGGATTCTCTGCGTATTGTGAAAAGACGATCGGCAGCCATGAAGTTCGACGCCTTACCGTGGCCTAAAGACAAAGACTTCAAAGTGTGGGCGTTAGCGGATCATGTAGAATTTGTTTATGGTTCACAAATAATTACGGTTAGATATGATGTTTCAGATGAAGAATGGGAGAAAAAGACCGGATGGAAGTGACTCAACAAGAAATGCACGAGAAATATAAAGCGTAAAAGGATCAAAGAGTGCAGATTCTTAATTACCAAGAGCAACCCCCGACAGGCTCCGTTGCAGCCATCTTCAGCCTATACATCGAAGGCTTCGGAATGACTTTTCACAAGATGAAGCTGATCAGAACCAAGAAAGGCGCCCTGATGGTCGTGTTCCCCTCTTTCTCGAATCCTAAAGACGACGGAACCAAAACTTGGCATTCGTTAGTGGAATTGTCCGAGAACAGGAAGACTGAGTTCAACAAGAAGGTAATGGAGGCCCTCAATCCATTTCTAAAGGGCCCAGATTTTGTGGTTTAGGTCACTCGCCAAGATTCTCGACCTGGCTTGCGATACTTCTCAAGATCCACACCGTTCAGCTCAGGAATAGAGCTGTAATCGACAGATCCCTTTGAAAAGAACTTAGTCACCACCACGCCGGCCCCTTCGCAGCTTTCCTCGCCAGACATCCTGATCAGATCCTGCCTAGCTTCATCGTAACGGCGTTGAACAATCTCCAAATTGTCCGTTGCCAAGATCATTTCTGCCGCGGCCTTCGACCACTCCTCATCATTTCTCTCCTTCCAGTCCCCTTTCTCTAGCTTGGGAGGAATCATCTTCATCACGTGCTCTCGCCAGAAAACCTCTTCTTCACTGATCAGATCCTCGATCATGTATGGATCCGAAGGAATTTGCACCTGAAACCCTATCTTTCCATCTGAGACGTAAAGAATGGCTTTCTTGGCCATCGGGAAGCAAAGCTGATGCTGTACTTGCCACTGCCACATTTCAGGGATCTGGAATATATCACCTACCAGCATCGATTGTAGCTTTTGAGCAGACGTGGTCTTTATCTCCAAAACCGTACCATCCTCACTTAATCCATCGAAGCTGCACATCATCCACGGATACTGCGGGTGAACCTGCACGCATGAAGGGAATAATTGTCCCGTTAGTTTCTCCACCTCTTCTCTGATCTTGCTCTCAAGGTTGACGCCTCTCTGCATAGCTAAATTCATCGGCTGCTCTTCCCCCAAAACCTTTTCCCGCCACAGTTTGTATCGGGTTTTGTAGGGAGAAGATCTCATGATAACAGGAGCGTCGCTACTTCCTATGTGCGTACGTCTGGCTTGCTTCCATTCGTCGCTTCTTTGGTCTTGTGTAATCATCGGTTCTTCAAAGCCTCCATGATAAATTTGTATTGGTTAGAAGGGATATCCTTCAATGATAGCTTCTTGTTGAGCTGCAATATCTTGTTCAAGAAAGCAATGTCTTCGCCGATCAACCCTTCGATCTCAGCGACTTGTTGCTCAGAAAGGTTCACTGATTTAGGAGTTTCGATCTGTTTAACATCTTGATGCGGAATATTTAAAGGAACTTTCACTTCAGGGGCTTCCCCTTCGTCTTCGTCAGCTACAAGGCTTAACATAGAAACCAACGCATATCTTCTCATGTACGTTATTGCAGCACCGAGCTGCTTATGATCAACGTTAGGAGAAATTCCTAGACTCACTGAATTAGAAATATACTGGCCGCTGTTATGCAAAAGAGTTGTGTTGAGGTTAGACCCATCAATCATCTGGATAACCGAAAGACCGCATTCCCCCAATGGCTTGCGGATCACACCCCAAATCGCCGAAAGATCGGCATAAGAGAATTTCCGGCCCGAATATGATACGGTTTTATTGGTTGTTATGGTCTCAATGCGTCTATGAAATAAAGCCAACGCGGTCGCAAGATCTTCTAATTTTTCACTCATCATTTGATTCATCTTCATACTCCTTTTCTTTTGATCCCTTGGACACGCGCAAACCCCGTCCTTTAGGACTGGGTTAGCGCGCCTCTTTTCTTTAAATTGTTCGTGTGCCATAATGTCTCCCATGTCGATGCGCGAGGATATCGCGATTTTGCAAAACCTGCAAGACGCCGTATGAATCTCCTTTTACCCCGGGCGGTTCACCCGGGGTTTTTTTTTATCCACTTGACAGTAACGATATCCAAATCGTAACATTTTGGAATATTTACGTCAAATCGTAACATTTTGCAATATTTACGTCAAATTGTAATAAATAGGAGAGAAGATATGCACCCTCAAGACTGGATCAGTCTATCGCAATTCGTTGAAAGATATCCAAACTTTGGACCGATCCATTCACTTAGGTGGATGATCAAAAAGCATCATGATAAAGAATTTATTAGCAAAAAAGGCCCTAAATCGACAAGGATTAGTCCTTCCAGATTCTTCGAATGGTTGGCTAAAAATGACTAGAAGACCCTATTGGATACCGACTCTGATTATTGGCTCTATTTCGGGAATATTTGGCCTTCCCTTCGACGAGTGGCAGAGAGTAGTTATAGCATCTCTAACATCATTCATATTGACGTGCGTATGGATACAGATCAAATCACCGTGACCCTATCAGGGCCGCCAGTTCCTTGGACACCGTCCAGAGTGGTCAGGGGTAAATATGCCTTTTCTCCCAGATATCGAGAAAAGCAACATCATCAATGGGAAGTTAAACAGCAGTACCCTCATCCGCATCTAAAAAGCAGCGAGAAAAGATGTTGGCGAATATCATTCCGCACACGAAACGTCCCGATTGCACAAATATGCAGAAATACGCTGAAGATTGTCTGGTTGGCATAGTTCTAAAAGATGATTCCCAAGTTATCTGGGTTCGAACACAAAAACAGTATGCAGAAATCCCGAAAACCGTAATATCGATACTAAAATGGGAGTAATCAGATGCCCCTCAAAAAAGGCTCGTCAAAGAAAGTTATCAGCGAAAATATTAGAGAGATGCGTCATTCGGGCCATCCCGAAGCTCAAAGCGTCGCGGCCTCCCTATCCCAAGCCAGAAAATCAGGTGCAAAAATCCCAAAACCCAAAGGTAAAAAATGAAGAAGCCAGAACCAAAACCACCAAAAAAATAGTCCTCTCCTCCTTTTGTTAGAAAAAAGGCCCCTCTATTCGAGGGGTTTTTCTTCAACGACTTCTATGAAGCTAGTGAAACCACGAACACCCCCTACTATCCTTCCATTTATCCTGAAATAGATACCCGATTGATCTAATACGACCTCATCAGCTGAGTAAATCTCAGAGTAATACTCCTGTCCCGCAGAAGTTTTTACCTCATAAATACGAAGTGGGGATTTTTTAGGTTCGTTGAACTTAGGTTTTATTCTTGCCATTTGACCTCAATTGGTTGATATAGTATCATTTATGTCTAAAAAAGGGTAAAAATGCAACAATTTGATCTCTACGAACAGACCGTCATCAGCAAGCTCGCTCGCCTCGAAAAGTGGATGTCACGCATCCAAAAGCAAATGGCCGCCGCTCAAGACGATCTCTATTTACTCAAGACGGGCCATCCTCCGCGCCCACGCATAAAACGTGCTCAAGATCACTCCAAGATCACTCAAATCGACATGTTCGGCACATAGACGAAAATAGCTCCCCCCATCATTGTCCTTCCCATAAATTAAAGAAATTGCTTTACTAAACTAGTAAGAAATATTTACAAGTTGGAAGCAAATGGACAAATCTTACAAGAAGCTCATCAAAGAAGAAAAGCACCTAGAGAAAGACACCAAGAAAGTCCTCTCCAAAGACAAAGCCCGAGACAAATTAGTTGAGAAGGGCAAGAAAGCGATGAAGAAGGGCCGATAATGGTCATCACCGTTAAAGTCTCGAATTCAGAACGCGCCCTCAAAGAAAAGCACCTCATGATAGGAGCTAAAATACTGGCGGATCATAGCGATCCAACTCTCCTGAAACTTGTCGAAGATGCGATTAAATCCTTCGGACAAGGTCACGAAGATGTTCAACTAATCATAAGCATGACATGGTAGCTGCTCTAGGTAATAATTACGCAACGAAGCTCAAAAATCCAGAAGCCCGTCAAAGAGCTTATCAGGCCTATTGTGATTGGTTGGCTAAGGGTAAAACAAAAAAGTCATTCACTTTTGTTGAAGATGATTTAATGTGTTGCTGGGCTACTATAGAAAGTTATATAAAAGAAGCACCACAAGATTTTGACCCCTTAAAAAAAGAAATAGCATACGCCAGGGGATGTGCATTCTGGGAAGACGCTGTTGACGAGACCGCCCTAGGTATCAGAAAAGAAACTTCAGTTCCCACCCTTAACATGGTCATGCGAAATAAATACAAGTGGGACACCGTCGAGCACTCTAATGACGTTCAGGAAAAGACTGCGGATCTTCGCGCGCTTTCTCAAGACATGAAGGCAGGGCGCGCCGAACGTACTGGAGCGCAACCAGCAAGTCATAGTGCGAAACCGGCAGATTCAGATGTTCAGCCTCCATGCCCTCATAGATTTGAATAAATCTATCTAGATCTTCCATTTTACTCCCAAATAGTTCATAATAAAATTAATGCTATCACATAAACAGCAAAAGTTTATAGATGAATCTACAGCGAAAATCAATATCGCTCATGGTTCTGTTCGTGGCGGAAAGACTTTTTCGACTTCTGTTCGCTTTGTGGAGCTTGTGATTGATTGCCCAAATAGCGAAATCATCATGATCGGTAACTCGTTCTCAACGATCAAGGCGAACGTTGTGGATTTACTGCTTAACGGGCCCTACCGTGGTTACTGTACTTGGAGTGATAAGAAACTAATATTTGGAGACAAGAAGATACGTGTGATCGGTGCCCACGACGAAGGTTCAGTACGAGCTATCCAGGGCAACACACATTCTCTTGCATACGTTGATGAACTTACTACTATTCCTTGGGGTTTTGTGGATATGCTCACGACTCGCCTATCTCACCCGTGGTCCAAAATGATAGCTACCTGCAACCCGAATTCACCGGTACACCCGGTAAAGGAGAAGCTTATCGACTGCAATGACCCAAAATACTGCTACTCCCTCCATTTCGAAGTAGACGACAATCCTACTCTTACCGAAGAATACAAGAACGACCTGCGAACCAAGTACTCAGGACTGTTCTATAAGAGATATATTTTGGGTGAATGGGTAGCCGCGGAAGGAGCGATTTACAGTGACTTTTCAAGAAAAACTCATGTTCTGGATCGCCCTCCTCATTATTCAGACAATTACTTTTGCGGTGTTGATTACGGCATCAATAATGCTTTTGCCGCTGTACTTATTGGACAGAATAACACATACTCTCCGCATCTGTGGGTGGAAAAAGAGCTCTATTGGGACTCTGCCAAGACCTTTCGACAAAAACTAAATTCAGAACTAGCAGATGATCTTCAGCAATTTTTGGATGGCTATAATGTGCGTGGGATTTACCTTGATCCTAGTGCTGAAAGCTTTGAGGTAGAGCTGAAGAGAAGGCATATGCGCGTGATTCAGGCAAAGAATGACGTTTATCCCGGGATTACCTTCATGGCTAATCTCATTGCCAATCACGAGCTAAAGATCGTAAAAGACTGCCCCAATACCATCGCTGAGATGGAGATGTATGTGTGGGATAGCAAGAAGTCAGCACGAGGCATAGAAGAGCCTGTAAAGAAGCGTGACCATTGCATGGACGCACTGAGATATGGTGTATTCACACCATTTGGATTAAAGAAAAACTTACGATGGGGAGATCTAACAGATGACGGAAGAGCGCTCGGAAGCGGGCCAAGAACAAGCAGATTTTAAGAAAGAGTTAACGAAGATCTATTCCAGAATAGGAGATATTGAGTCGCATTTGGTGAATCTCATTCATCCAAAGTGTACCCAAATTTGAAGAAGAGAAGGTCACAAAAGAGCCGAAGAACAAACTACGTCGGCGCCGGTGAAGAGGAAAATATAACTTCATTATGGGTAAGAGAGTGCAAAAACGAAGAAATAAAGCCAGAATAAGGTAAGGAAAATATGCTAAATATCGACTATCCCCCAGGTTACCTGCCGAAAACCGAACAAATCGCTGTTTACAAATTCCCCCCTGAGGAGGTTGATGAAGAGGACGAATTCATCCTCAACATGATTGAGGGAAAATCTCGAGTAATTTGTTGCATTCCATGCAGTAATGGAATGGTCCTTGTTGTTAGAGAGAGTGAAGAGGGTGAAGCAAACTACCCATTTACATTAATCGAAAAATAAACCTTGCCACGCCTCGCCATGCCACGCCTTGCCTTGCCAAGCCTCGCCATGCCACGCCAGGCCATGCCGAGCCTTGCCGCATTAAAGAGCTCGCGCCCACATAAAACCATGCCACGCGTTGCCTTGCCGTGCCGTGCCACGCCATGCCTTGCCTGGCCATGCCCCTCCAAACCATGCCTGGCCGTTCCAAATTAAAGAGCTTGCGCCCACATAAAACCATGCCACGCCTTGCCAGGCCATGCCACGCCAGGCCGTGCCAGGCCGTGCCTGGCCTTGCCACGCCATGCCGAGCCTTGCCAAATTAAAGAGCTTGCGCCCACATAAAACCATGCCACGCGTTGCCTTGCCTTGCCTTGCCGTGCCACGCCCTGCCAGGCCTCGCCATGCCACGCCAGGCCTTGCCTGGCCTCGCCATGCCACGCCAGGCCATGCCGCATTAAAGAGCTTGCGCCCACATAAAACCATGCCATGCCACGCCTCGCCATGCCTGGCCAGGCCACGCCTTGCCCTGTAAAATTAAAGAGCTTGCGCCCACATAAAACCATGCCACGCGTTGCCTTGCCGTGCCGTGCCTGGCCTTGCCTGGCCCTGCCCTGCCGTGCCTGGCCATGCCGCATTAAAGAGCTTGCGCCCACATAAAACCTTGCCAGGCCATGCCAGGCCATGCCACGCCATGCCTGGCCGTGCCTGGCCATGCCTTGCAGTTAGTATTTCTTTAATGTTCTTTAGATTGTGAAAAACTCAATAGCTTAAACCTGCCGAAACCGATCTTTCGACCGTCTCCAATTCCTTCAAATAATCCTGCATTTTCGATGCAAGCCTTCATGTCTTCTTTCGATACTGCTCGATCGTCCCAGCTCAAGGTAGCGTTCATCTTCCAGCCTTCCTTCGCACCGATCCGGTATCTCAAGTTTCTTCCTTTCGTCATGGGGTTGACAACGCTTCGAACGTCCAAATAGACTAACTCATCAGGTTTCCTCAAAAGCTCGCTATCTAATGGCACGAATCGATCTATAAGCAAAACCTGGTCGTCTAAAACCTCCAGAGTGGCTCCCACCTTCTTGGAAAGGTTACCCTTCCCAACCTTGATATGCTTCCCTCCTCCCACGATCGAACCAACCAAATAAGTGTTGTAAACGTAAAGATTTCGGTCTGAGGTCATAAGTACAGTCTTCTTCCACGACTCTTCATCATTACCCGTCGTACCACTCTTTGATTTAGAGGAAGAAAGAGTGTCAATTGGAAATGTGTTGAATAGAATTTGTTTGACGCCTTCAATAGAAATGTCGTAATAAATTTTCATAATCTCCTTTTGAAATTTAAAAACATTCCAATGTGATATCATAAGGTGGAATTTAAGAACAGAGGATTCTCAAAATCAGGGAAGGTAATTTTATTCATTATAGTTTTTATTTTAAATTGCCGCCAAAATGTCCGGAATGGCATAGTTTCCGTTGACAGATCTTGGGCCGCCAGCTTGAGCAAGAAGATGTTTTTCGGGTGGCCCCATTTAGGAGTAAGAGGATGTATGGACGGTTGGATTAGCGTTAAGGTTAGATTGCCGGAAGAAGACGACACGGCTTGTCTGGTATACGATATTGGATCGAATCGAACCCCGGTGGTCGCTTGGTATGAGTTTGATGGCGTACCTGCTGGATTTTATACGAAAGAGACCCATTTCAGGATTATTGTAACTCACTGGATGCCGTTACCAAAGGCTCCAAGTGAGTGAATGGATAAGCGTTAAAGAACGAATTCCCGTCGACAATGAGTATGTATTGGCGCTTGCTAGGTTGATGAAGGATGGCACGGGAGTGGAAACGCCGATTTTGGCTCAATTTAATCGATGCTTCGGGTGGGTTTTATGCAATAAAATGATATCAAATGATATCTTATCCTCTGTGAGATACTGGATGCCGTTACCCGAGTTCCCAAACGTCTGATAATACTACTTATGTTACTTAAAATTTGCTTGATCAGCAGGTTTTTCACGAAATGTCAAGAATCAAGTGAACTAGGTTTCCTACGATGAAAAAGAATTATCCTCTAAAGGCCTGTCCCTGGTGCGGAATTACTCCCAAATTTAACATGTCCACCCCTCTCGACCAAACGTGGCTCCCAATAATTCAATGTAACAACCCCGATTGCCCCGTCCAGCCCAAGACCAAGTACATTCCTATTCGGAAAAAGCAACGGGGCGATTGCCTAACCATGATGATAAAGATCGACAAAATAGTTTCCCGTTGGAATTCGGGGAACCTACCCTATAACAACGAGGGGTTTAGATTGGACTTTGAATTGATAGCCAGACACTTCGAAGAAGGAACTATTGGGCTGCCAGGATATACACAGGCGTGGCCGTCCGATTCTGTTTGCAAGTAAAAATTTTAATGGTATCTTCCTCATAAAAAGAGGTGTACCATTTCTTTTTACTATCCCCCTTGGAACGCAGACGTCGAGCCCTCCCAAGTGAATGTTCGCCAATGGCTCGATAATCTCTACAGCAAGTTCCAGCCCATCGAACAAGCCCGATGGAACCAAAGCAATATCGACACTCTATTTTACGCAGGTTCACAGACATTCATCAATCGATATTTTAATTTCACTCCATCATTCAGCTACCAGAACTTCTACTTCAACCTGATCCAGCAACCCGTAAATATGGTCACTGGCTATCAACGCCAACACCGCAAAAACATCAATTACATCCCCTCTGAAGGTGCTGACCCAAATACGACCGACCAGTACACTCGCCTCGTTACTCACATTTCCAACACAGAAGGGATCAATGAGCAATTTTCTAAAGCGTGTGAATTGGCAGCGGTTAGCGGAATGGTTCTTCTTCAGCCTTACTTGGATTATACTGGGGACGATCCTGCTCAAGGGTCACTGCGGCTCAAGATATGGGAATACAACGCATTCCTCGTTGATCCATACTTCCGAAACCCCGATATGTCAGATGCTCAGTTCGTCTGGTGCCAAGAATACATCTCCAAGAAAGAAGCTGAGGCAAGATTCCCCGATAAGATCGGAAACATTTCCCCAATGGCCGGCACTCCGCAGCGTTACGGATCATTTTACTTCTTGCCCGAAAACTACAACATGGCTCGTAACGACCTCATGGTCTTATCCTACGTGTGGTACAAATGGAAAAAGAAGAAAAAGCGATTGTATTCTGCCCAAAGAAATCAATTTTTCGACTTCGGAGGCGGCGAGCCGCAACTCGACCAGATCTTATATCATATCCCTGACCTGGAAGTTGTAGAAATTGAAGTACCAACATGGAAATTAGCAACAGTCCTGAATGATCAACTTATGTTCCAAGGGGACAATCCCCTGGGTTTTGACAGTTGTCCCTTCATACCGGTCTTCTGGAACTACGAACCCCATATTAATTATTACGATCTTCGGGTTCGTTCTCTTATTAAGACAATGCGAGACCCACAATTTCTTTTGAATCGTAGAATCATCCTCAATCACGATATCAGCGAATCTTCGATCAACACGGGATATAAACGAAAGGTTGGGGCGGTTGGAAATGAAGACAACCTGAAGAAGTCTGGCCAAGGCTGGGATATCTTAATCAACGAAGGTTACGAGATGACCGACGTAGAGAAGATTATTCCTAACGCCGTTCCCCCCTCGGACATGGCTTTAGCCGATCAGCTCACGAATCTCATCTTCAGCGTCTCCGGCATCAATATGGAGAGCTGGACTGGAGATGATCAAAAACAGCTGTCTGGTCTTACTCTGATGTTGAAACAAGCGGCTAATCTCACCATCCTGCAAAAGTACTTCGATCAATGGGATTTCAGCCTAAAACAGCTGGGAGACAGGATTCTACAGATCATTCTCAATGGGTGGAATGCTCAGAAAGTAGGCCTTATCATAGGCGAAGAGCCAAGTCCTCACTTTTTCTCACGTATATTTGCCAAATACCAAGTGATAGTGGAAGAGGGAGCGAATACTCCAACTCAGCAAGCCGCCCAGGCTCAGCAATTACTCGAGATCAATCAGATCTACGGACGAGAGGTGTTTCCGCCATCGTTCGTGATCAAGAACATGAATCTATCGGGCAAAGCAGAGGCGATGGAGTTCTTGCAGCAGCAAGAGCAACAAGCGTCGTCACAAGCGGAACATGCGCAGATGGTCGCGGGTGCGCTTGAAGAAGCTAAACTCAAAGAGCTGTATTCTAAGGCTGTCAGCAACATCGCTACCGCCCGCGAGAAACATGGTCGTGCCGAGAGCAACATAGGGTTATTTGAGGAAAGATTATCGATGATCGGGCGCAACAACAGCATGAGCGCAAAAGCTAAAGCTGAAGCTCTCGAGAAGCTCGTTGAAGTGACCCATCGCTATGGTGAGCTCGAGGCTCATCTCAAGATGAACGAACTTGAATCGATCGACAATCAGGAAGAGAACAAGGAAGCGATGGCGAAAGCCGACGCTAAACGAACTTCGATGGCGAACGATTTTGTCGCACAGATGCTGGCAGGTGGTATGAGTGGTCAGCAGGTTCAAGAACAGGGTCAAATGCAAGGGCAATAGCGAGTCAAATTGGATGGGATCGTCTCAAGAAATAATATCGGTAGGTACATTAAGCATTTTACAATTGAAAAGGCAATAATTGAACTGGGAAATATTAGAGGGCGATTCTCTTGAAATAATGAGAAAGTGGCCTGACAACCATTTTAGTGCTATTGTAACAGATAGTCCTTATGGAATTTCTTTCCTCGGGAATGGTTGGGATCGTGATATTCCCCCGATTGAGTATTGGAAAGAAATGCTGCGTATTTTAAAACCTGGCGGTCATCTTATTGCGGCTGGGTTGCCCAGAATGATGCACCGCTTAATTTGCGTGATAGAAGATGCAGGATTCCAAATTCGAGATCTAGGGAATATATGTGGATTATAATGATTTCGGTTATGAAAGAGGAATAAAAGACTCCGGCGGAGCATCCCGTTTTTTTTATTTTCCTAAAGCTTCGAGGCGAGAGAGGAACGAGGGATTGGACGAATTGCCGGACACTAAATGTCAAACTGGTTGCGGTGGCGCAATGCCAATTGACGATGATGGGAAAGAAAGGGATCGATTTAAGAAGATTGCCAAGAACCATCATGCGACGGTTAAGCCCCTAAAACTCATGGAATACCTCTTGACATCCTCCCCTTCCTAAAGGAAGGAGATTCCTACGGCGTCTTGCAGGTTTTGCAAAATCGCTTCGGTAGGTACTTTCGACCCGTTAGGAATTATCCTAACCTTTCGCCAGGCACTCATGTCGG